TTTTCGAGGATGCAGAAAAGCTCAGGACACGCAATGAAACGGCGTACCGGCACGAGTACCTCGGCGAGGTCACGGGCACGGGCGGCGCGGTCTTCGAGAACGTCGAAGAAATGACGATGAGCGACGAGCTCGTCCGGACTTTCGACCGGCGCTATTACGGCCTCGACTTCGGTTTTGCCGTGGATCCATTGGCTTTTGTGGCTATGTACTACGATACCAATCATGAAAATCTGTACATCTTCGATGAGATTTACCAGCAGAAGATGACGAACGGCCGGGCGGCGGAGCTGATTATGATACGGTCCAACCATGGCCGCATCCTTGCCGACTCGGCTGAACCGAAGTCTATTGCGGAAATGGCAGCCCTGGGGCTCCGCATCTCCGGCGCCCGGAAAGGTCCGGATAGCATCGATTACGGGATGAAATGGCTGCAGGGCCGGAATCGCATCTACATCGATAAGCGGCGATGCCCGAACACGTACAAAGAATTTGTGACGTATGAGTATGAGCGCAACAAAGACGGCCAGTTCGTCAGCGCGTACCCGGACGCCAACAACCACAGCATTGACGCTGTGCGCTACGGCCTTTCGGAAGTCATGAACCGCGACAAGATTGTGGCCCGGCGCGTGAATTATTAAGGTGGTGAAAACGAGTGAATTATACTTTATTGCGGGATGCCTACTTCGGCTCCGGCGGCTTTATGTCAGGCGGCTATCTGACGCGGCACAAGCGCGAGTCTGATGAGGATTACCGCTTCCGCTGCACCAACGCCTACTATCTCAATTATTTCGCGCCTATCGTCAATGCCCTGGTCGACCCGATTTTCAAGCGCAAACCGCTGCGGGATTATCACGGCCAGTGCGAAGACGTCATTCAGGAATTCCTCCAGAACGTCGACGGCAACAATACGAGCATCGACACGTTTATGAAGCGGGCGGCCATCATGGCCAAGGTCTACGGCGTCTCTTTTATCGTTGTGGATATGCCGCGGGAAAAGACGGCTGCGAATATGGCCGAGCTGATTGCCGGCAGACAATACCCGTACCTCCGATTGATGGGACCGGATGATCTTTTAGAGTACGGCCTTGATAAAAACGGACGTCTCTCTTATATCGTCTTCCAGGAAATCGACAGTATTGACAACGGCGCAACGTCGTACCGCTATTTGAGATATGACCGTGAAGGTTGGCAGATTACAGGAGACGATGAAATCGGGACGGCGTCGGGAACGTACAACCTCGGCGGCGTGCCGGTCGTGCCGCTTTTTAGCCGGTTGCTGGAACAGAAAACATTGAAGCCGATGCCGGACATGGAACCGATTGCCATGACGGCCAAGGCTCTCTATAATCATTGTTCCTGGCTTGATGAGATTCTTCGGAATCAGACTTTTCCTCTCCTGACGATTCCGTCGCTCGATGCCAAGGAAATGACCATCGGCAACAACAATGCCCTGGGATACGACCCGAACACGGCCCATTCGCCGGACTTCATTGCACCGCCGTCAGATCCGGCCAGCATTTTGCAGACGCAGATTACGACGCTCATCAAAGAGATGTACCGGATGGCGAGCCTGTCGTTCATGCAGTCGGCTTCGACGGCGGACCAGTCGAGCGGTGTGGCGCGTCAGTGGGAATTTGAGCGGACGAACCAACAGCTTGCAAACTTTGCGGCCAACTGCAAGAGAGCAGAAGAACAGGTTGCGCAGCTCTTTGCGGCCTGGCTCAACAGCTCTATTGAGTATACTGTCAGCTATCCGGATGATTTCGGCATCGTCGACGTCGAAGGTGAGCTCCAGGAAGCCCAGGAAGTACTCGACCTCAATCTGACGCCTGAACTCAAGCAGGAAGTCTTGAAGAAAGTCCTGGCAGCATATTGTCCGGACGTCACGGATGAACGCGTAGACGAGCTGATGGCAAGTCTTGAGGACCTCGATAAGACGTACAGCGAGCCCACGCCACCAGCGCCTCCGGAACCTGACGACGAAGACGAATAGGCGGTGATGCAATGAGCAGCCCTATTGAAAAGGTCCTGGCGAATTTCAGCAAGGAATTCCGGGTAATCCTGAACGGAATGGCCATTGATCTCCTGAATAACCTGGACGAAGACAGCCCGCTGAAAGAATCCGTTGAACAGGCCTGGGTCGCCGCCCGCATTTCCGAGGCCTTTGACGAGAAGGTCCGGCAGGCTATCCTTGAGGCCTATGAAATCGGAAGCGGCCAGTCAATCCCGCTTCTTCCGTCGTTCCTTGAGGAAGCCTGGGACGATTCCGGCATGACGCTCTCGGCGAAGATTCACGGCGCTGATAAGGAGATGAGGGGGCGGATAGTTTCGACTATACGCGAACAATTGAAGTTGAACCGGCACTCCCAGCAGGCGGCCCGGGCATTGTACGATGGGTACAACAGCGGTCAGGCCGTTACACGGCAACAGCCGATACCAAAATACCTGCAGAATGTCGTCGACTTCGCCCGTCGTTCGGATATGTCAGCAGAAAGTCAGGCTGATGTACTGCGAGCGGTCCGCAGAGCACGCCGACAGGTCGCCCGCTTAGGAGAACATGGAGCACCGAATCAGGCGCTCAAAACGGCGTACAGCAAATTATTGGACGCCGTTGTTGATGGCAGCGAGGACGCATTAACGCGGTCCGTGCATACGGCCGTTGAAGAAAAGAGCCGTTACGTCGCTGAACGCATTGCCCGGACGGAATCAGCCAGGGCATGGGCTGATGGTTTTGCCGAGCGCTACATGGACAATGACAGGGTGGTGGCTTTTCAGTGGAAGCTGGCGTCCCGCCATCCTAAATTTGACATCTGTGAAATGTATGCAGAGGCGAACCTTTACGGGCTTGGCCGTGGTATTTATCCGAAGGACGCCACACCGCGCCTTCCGGTACATCCGCATTGTCTTTGCCATTTAGCGCCGGTATATGCCAGTGAATTAAAGGGCCGCATCCCGATTGATAATTTCGAAGGCGCCGGTCGTGACTGGCTCGAACGGCAGACCTTGACGCATCGCCAACAAATTCTTGGTGTTGCTGGCGATAAACAGTTCGACAAAGGCGCGGACTGGACGGGGCTGGCCCGGAATTACTCAGATGAAAAATTGAAGAAACCTCATGCAGACCGTGAGGATGCATAATACTTTGTCTTTTCGCCGCCAGACGCGGACCGCAGACGTAAAAGAACGGTCTTTTTTTTATGCCCGGGAGGTACAAAATGGCTTACACATTGGAACAGATCTACGAAGCACTTGGAAAAATCGAGAACGGCGGCACGATGGTCGCAGACCTGCAGGATGTCATCCGCAGCACTCGTGATGAAGCGGCCAAGAGCCGTATCGAAAAGAATAAGATCCTCGATGCCCTCAACCTTCGCAGCGGAGGCGACCCGGACGGGAACCTCCAGAACATCGTGGCGACCCTGACGGCCCTGCAGGCGGCTGGTGGTGATCCGTCGAAACTTGGCACGCAGGTCGATGACCTGCAGAAACAGGTAAAGGAATTGACGGAAAAATATACGGCCAGTGAAAAGCTCGCAGCCGAAGAAAAAGAAAAGCGCATCAAGACAGCGATGAAGTCCCAGGTCCTGGCGGCCCTGACGGACGGCAAAACAGTCAAACCCGACGTCTTCACGCAGGTATTGCTTGGAAATATCAGCGCCAAAGACGACGGCAGCCTTGTCTACAAAGATGGCGATAAAGAAATGACTATCGCTGACGGCGTAGCTGGCTGGCTCAAGGCGAACCCATGGGCTGTAAAAGCAGATGTGCAGACGGGTGCTGGTGGCGGTGGTTCCAATCCGCCGGAAAAGAAATACAGTTTTGATGATTTGAAGAATATGTCCCGTGATGAAATCAACGAACACTGGGACGAAATCAGTAAGGGAGTTGACAAATAATGGCAATTTCGACATTCATTCCTACGATTTGGGAAGCACGCTTGCTTGCTCATCTTGACAAAGCGCTCATTTATGGCAACCTGGTCAACCGTGACTACGAAGGCG